GTTGTTGCCCCTTTCGGGAGCCGGTGCCCTCCGGCCGGTGTTGTTCACCAACCCCCCTTTATTAACCGACAAGGGGGTGTCGTGGACGCGTGTGGGCGACGACTACTCACGGCTGAAGTGAGGGCGATCGCGGGGCTTGCGACGCCCATCACCGCCGTCGGAGACCTCAAAATAGTCCTCAACGGTGAGACGGTGCATCAAGAACTCAAGCCAATCCATCAACTGCTGGTCGGAACAGTCGTCGAAGACTGCCCGGCTATGCGGAGTAAGGCCACAGCGGAAGGCCGTGGGCTTGTTGAAGGCGGCGAGGATGACGCTATTGAGCTCATCTCGTCGTGAGCGACCATTGGGGCCTCGCGTGTTGTCCACCCGCTGTTCAGCCAACCACTCCACGCAGATCTTGATGTCTGGCGCAACCCCCTCAACCGTGCGATAGTCGAGGAAGAACTTGTGGAAGTTTGAGAACTCATCAAGGCGCATTCCGAATGAATCGCGCAGCTCGGCGAGCAACGCGGCCTCGAGCTCAGCATCAGTAAGACGCGGCTTCAGGGGCTCCACGCCGAAGCCAGGACCACCGTAGGCGGCGACGATGAGGTCGCCGGCTGCGGTGGCCTGGCCGCCGTTATTGCCACCGGAGAAGGTGATGGAAGCAGAGCCGCTCGTGACATGCACGAGGGCTACGATGCAACCGCCAGACTTGGTGCCAAGGGGATCCTTGTTAGCACAAATACCGGTGGTGCCAGGCGCGTCCTTCGCAGTTTGATTGCGGGGGGTTGCACCTGGCGCTGTGCACAAGTTCAGCCAGCCCACACAGTTGGTGAAACCAATGTCGGGCATGGTTGGGATGGTTGCGTCTGAGAGATTCTCATAGTTGTAAACAACGAGGTAGTAACGGGAGTTAGCCGTCGGAGGGAAATTGTACGTGTAAGCGTTGGGCAGGGATCCACCGATGGCGGATGAGACCACGGTGAGGTTGTCACCAATATAGTCCTGGGCGGCGAACTTAACGTTACCGTACCAGGCCCAATGATCAGCCTGCGCAAGCTGCGCTCCCTCGAAGAGCAGCTTGGGCTTAATGAACTCGACGTCGTACGATACCCACAACTCTCCAATCTCGGCAGAGGCCTGCATGCCGACCGTAGCAATGCTGAACTTACCAAGGTCAGTCACACGCTGGTCGCCCTGAACAGGGCCGGTGCGCACGTAGCCTTCACACAAGGGGTTGGCATCGCGTGCGCATTCAACGAAGTGGACGAGGTCAGCAGCGGGCTTGCCGGACACGCCAAACTGCGCGTCCTCCATCTGGATCTTGGTCGTAAACGGAGGGTTCAGCGAGTTGTATTGGGTGGCCATGCAAACAGCACCCAAGGCAGTGTTGACAGAGTTGAGAGCAGTGGCAGAGAGGGAACGGTAGGTGAAGCACAGTCCGTGGAACTTGTACTCCTCCCAGTTCTGAGCCTCCCTGGAGAGCCACGGGAAGGTATTAGCCTGCCCGGGGTTGAGGTCATACGACGTGAGCTGGAACACCGTAGAGCCAGTGACGTTACCAAGAAACTCGCGATGGCAGATGCGAGCGCGGGGGTCCTGGGAGTGCATAAAAGGGGCACCGGTGGCAAAGCTGTTCTTCTTCAGGGAGTAAGACCCGAGTCCGAGGACAGTTGCCACAGGGTGAGCAACTGAGGAAGCAATGTCCCCCAGCTTATCGCCCTTGGCGGCCCATGCCTTCTGAGTCTTGGCGTCTTTGCCGAGGATTTTAGCCAGGGCGGTACCAGCGAGCTTACCGAAGTAGCCGCCAGACCCGGTGATCACGTCACCTTTGCTGCTTTTAGCCGCAGCGGGCTTGCCAGCACGCTTCTTAGCGTGCTTACGCGTCATTAGTATGTACTAGTATATACTTTATATACAGATTTTCGAGCACGCTTAGCGAAGGCTGCTCAGAAAATTACAACCTCGAACCGCGTACAATAGCGGCTATCGCATCGAGGTTGGCCCTAGTGGCGTGGCCTGACCTGGCCCTGAAGGACTCGGTCAGCGAAGCGTGGCGTTCCTCAGTGTAGCCGTTCGCGATAAACTGGCATACACTCTTGGACACGTCGTCCATGTAGATACTCTCTGGTTGTGCGAGCTGATAGTGGTGCTTGCAAAACTCGAATGTGTCCACACGGGCATCGTATCGGATAGAATCGCCGAGTCGTGGCCCTAAGGCCTCGTACCCAGTGAGAGAACCACGGGCCAAGGCGAGACAATCATCACCCATCGCCCAAGCAGACTCGGCCCCTGCATAGTATGCATAAGCCGTGGCCAGGGTTGAGTTCATATGCGCCGTCCGCAGGCGCCCGGACGTCATCATACCAGAGGCAAGTCCATACTTGTGGCCTACCTCATAGCACTTCCCGTCGCGGAGCGCGTACGAATGCGTTAGAACCGTGAGCTGATGCGCTCGACGCAGCCTTGCCAGAGCTGCGGAGCCTCCCGCAATGTCGTTATAGGCCTCAACCTCCATGAGGGAAGCCCTATCGACCAATGACCAATCCCACGCCTTGGCGTCGATGGACCACAGGTCATGACAACCAGTGTCCACCATCGCCCGCGCGATTGATGCGGTAAACCGCTCGGCGTGATCAGCAGTGAAGCCGATGCCTACGAGGTTTCCGTGGGCGTATAAGTTGTCCTGCTCGGTCTTAAGCTGCCTGTGCCAGAGCAGCCTCTCAAGCAGGTAATCTGCAATCGAGAGCGAGACTATAATCCTCAGTCTACCCTCGGCGATTTTACCAACTTTATGCGGTTCGTTCTTGATAAATATCTTAGCGAAATCGCGTACGCCATCGCGCACGGCGGCTGTGGGATGCCGCCTATACCACTCAAGCTCCTCATCGCTGAGCCCGAGCAGTAATGTAAGCCTGTCGTAAACGACAGACCAAACGAGTGCGAAAAGTGCAGGGTCGGAGAGAATCTCCTCCTTGGACTTACACCCAGTCAGCAACCACGGCTGACCGGGTCCGGAATCACTTGATGCCGCCTCGGAGCATTCAAGGATTGACGCCATACTGGCATCTACAGGTCTATTCACATATGTACGACGGATGGCCTGCGCGAGCTTGTCGAGATCAGGTGACCACCTCGAACAAGCTTGCTCGTGCAGCGCGACGTGAACACAAAGCGTGGACAGCTCAGCTCCAGCATCCCTAGGAGGGTACTGATAGGCCGGAACACCGTCTGAGTCGCAGAGACCTGGCACGGCTACAACACCATGCCCCAGCCCTATGGCTCGAACGTGCTCAACGTTAATGTCCTTGGCTTTGGTCTTGCCGGCATGCTGCACTGGCAGGCGGGCGGTAGGAATTGGTGCTTCTACGGCCGCCTCTCGGCAACCGCAGCAGCCAGTTTCGCCAGAGCGCTCTGCATCTCGGAAATCTGTCGTTTCAGCGACCCATCGCTCTCTCCAGCTGGCTGCGATCCCGACATCTTTGCAGGGGCTCGGCCATTCGCCGGTGATGGGGGCCGCGAGAAGAGATCCGGCTTTGCGGGCTTCTGCGAGTCGCTCGGCGGTGGGGCGCTTGCCGAGGAGGATGCCTGTGCACCTCCCTTTGCAGGCTTGCGGCTGCGCCGGGCCCTCTTGGCCTTCGGCGCAGCCGGCGCCGCGTTTCCCGAGCTTGAACTGGCTGACGACTCACTATCGCTCATTCCATCCTCGAACATCGATCGCCTGTTCCCGTTGACGATACCGTCCCAGCGGACTGCCTCGCTTAGCTTGTGGCGCTTCTTGCTGAACTTCCCGGCGCCCTCGAACTTAAGCCCGTCGAACTCGTTTGACTCGAGCCCGGCGGCCATGTTGGCGTCGAAGGCGTTGCGCACACCACTGCTGCCGAGGGCAACAGCGTAATTGGCGCCAGCGCAGGTGTAGAAGTGCAGCCCGATCACGCACCCGTTAGAAATGAGGGGCGAGCCACAGTGGCCAGGGGCGGTGGAGGCATGGTGCTTAATAACACCAGCCTTGATGGCCTCGGCATCCGGGCACTCGCCCCCTAGTCCTAGCTCAACGGTAAGCAAGCTCTCAAGCTCATTCTTCGTGGTCTCAGCCAAGAGGGTAGAGCGAGATGTCAAGCGCCGCTGGCCAGCATCGATGACAGGAGATCCATCAACGATGTTGAACGGGAGGGCAGCGATGGTGGCGGTGCGTGCTCTATTAACCCCACGCGGGTATTTGGCGGGCGACGCAGCGACAAACGCGGCGAGATTACGCCCGACAGAGTCGGGTAGAGCAGCACGGACCGATTCGGCGAAGGCACGCTGCTCCCACTCGAGCTCCTGCAGGTTGAGGGCCTTGAGCGCGCTATTGGTCAGGCGCGCTCCGCTCGTGTTCTGCAAGCTATACTCTATGGTGGCAGTGAGCCTTAGCAAGTGGGCAAGGGCTTCGATGTAATATGTGGTTCTCCCCCCCTGCGTATCGCTGAAAAGGACGAAGCAGCCGACAGGCTTCGACGATCCCTCAGGCCACAAGAAGAGAAGTGGTTGCGCCGTCGCCTTGACCGGTAGCGACACATCCTTCTCCACAAGCCCCTCGAACTCGCCGACGGGGACCTCCTTGCGCTTAATCAACCCATATAGATAGGCGACGGCGCTGTTGAAGTGCAACCCGACAGACAAGATCATACTGATCCCGGTGACCTGGAGAAGTGCACCGAGGGGGTCAGTGAAGTACAGATAGATGACAATGGCGAAAGATGGGATCTGGACGAGCGCCGCGACACCTTTTGCGACGCGGAAGCCGTCATGCGACGACACCACGTCAACAGCGTGTTGCACTATTTCGCGATCACCGTCTCCCATCTTGCCATCGTCCGCTCGTTTAAGGGCGGCGCCGACCTTGCGCAGGTAGGCTTGCGGTTCGCATTTCTCGTTATCCCACAGAATCACGCGCCCATTGATTAGAGTGTAGACGTCGCCGACCACCATGCCGAATGCATAGCAGGTGGTGGCCGCAAGGGCCAGAAGGCCTCCCAGCAGCGCGATCACCCAGTACGCGAGCGGATCGCCCTTGAGCGTCTGCTCGACGAGCAAGCCAGCGAACTTGGCCGTCTCGTTAAGATTAGGCGTGAACGGCTGACTGCTCATGCAGTCGGTCATGTTGCACAGCTCGGCGGCTGATAAGCG